TGCTTTGGGTGATGCTTTAGGAGATGCTTTAGGTGCTTTTGCCGCTTTAGGAGATGCTTTAGGTGCTTTGGGTGATACTTTTGGTGCTTTTGTCGCTTTAGGAGATGCTTTTGGTACCGCTTTTGGCACGGAGTTATTTGAAATTTTGCGAAGAGTTACATATCCGCTATTTAGTAAAATAACAGGAGGAGGTTCGTCTTTAAAAGTTTTATTGTTAATTTTTTGGTTATTAGGAATAAATAAATTGTTTCCATAAGGTTGTGCTACCGGATTATAATTAACGCATTGTTTCTGTAGTGGAATATTATTTTGATTTAATATATTGTTTTTTTGTGCTTTACGTATAGAAATTATTTGTGATGATAAATTTAATATCTTTTCAATTAAAGGTTTTAAATTTTTGCAAACTTCTTCTTTATTTTTCTTCATAATTCTTTATCTATAATATATAAATATTTTTATAATATTCTGATATTATATTAAATATTTAAATACGATACAAACTGCGATTATAGTAGTAATAAAATTTAAAAATATTATAAATATTATAAAAGGTATTAAATAATATAAAACATATAAAAGGATTGGTTTAACAATCTCATATCTTATATTAGATTTTAATATTTCATCTTTAATAAAATCTATAATGATGTTTATAATATTGTTTTCATAATCTTCTTTATCAATATTCTCTATATTATCAATAATCTCTATATTATCTATATTATCCTTATTATCTTTATTAATCATTCTTATTTTTCTTTAAAGAAATAAAGATAAAATTTATAAACTTATACTATTCTTATTTTTAATAGTGCATATATTTAAACTCAATAATAATAATTTATTATATTATAAAATGTTGCAAGATCCTATAAAAAAAGATAATAAACTTATATCAATTTATAAAAATCCTCCTAATAAAATCCTAGTTGATATTAAGATTAAATCTGTTAATAAATTATCTAATAACGCAGGTTATTATTTTAATATATATATATCTCCCTCTAATAATTGTGATATAATAAACGAATTTATTCAGTTTGATAAGGAAATTATGGAATCTATTCAAGAAAATTCATTAAAATGGTTTGATAAAGAATTTGATATAAATGAAATTAATGAACTTTATAATAAATCATTTTGCAATCAAACTAAAACGATTAGCGTAATACTATCAAATAAGCAGATAAAACATATTTTATATAATAATAAAAAAATAGAAGTTGATGAAATTGTAAATCTATTGAATAGTAATCTTAGTAAAAAATGTTTAATTAATATAACTATAGAATATTATGGTTTATACATATATAGCGAAACTACTTCAAATAAATGGATTATAAAAACTCTAGATATTACTAATATAGACGATGAGGAAAGTATAGTAAGTGTAGATGAATTAATTGATAATTATATAGAGCGTATTAATAATATAAAAACTAGAAGTAAAAAGAAATTGACATCTCTAAATAATGATATAGAAAGTATAAATAAAAATGTTATTGATATTGATAACATAATGGAATTACTTAAAGAAAAAAATAATATAAGTAAAGCAACTATAAATAATAATTTAATTAAATTAAACGAGTTAATATTAAAACAAGAAGTTGTTCTAAAAAATACTAATTAATTTAATTGGATATATAATTTAATATATATTTTATTTTAAATATAATCTAATGTAAATAATAGATAGATATATAGTATAAATAATATGGGCACTAATAAAAACGTTGTTGTATCTTTTTCAATAGCAATTTTATTGCTTCTTTCACTATTATTATTATTGACATATAATTCAAAATGCAATAATTCGCAAAATAATAAAATGATGACTAATAGCGGGTATAATGTTAAGGAATATAATAATGGTCCCGAACCATTTTATATTGAAAAGTTCTCTAATGATGCTCAAAGAGAACCTGTTAGTATGGTAAATGAGGTATCTAATACTTGGACGCCTCAATTAAATAATACAAATTTCGGAAATGTTAATAATCAACCAACCGGTCCTGTAAATCCTGGTGGATCAACTAATGGTGATTCAACTTATCAAGATGTAAGTATGTCAGGCGGCGATGGTGTAGGAAGTTATTCTGCTTATAGTGAAAATAAAGAACAATCTGTTCAATCTTGCTTCCCTAGAGATAGATTAACTGCTGATGATTTATTACCAAAAGATGCCGCTGATAGCAAATGGGCAAGAATTAATCCTTCCGGGGGCGGTAATATAGGAGATCAAAATTATTTAACTGCAGGTTATCACGTAGGTGTAAATACCGTTGGGCAATCATTAAGAAATGCTAATTTACAACTTCGCTCCGAAATACCAAACCCCCAAAATGCCGTAGGTCCCTGGATGATTAGCACTATAGAACCCGACCTAAGACAAAATACCTTAGAAATAGGTAGTTCATCGTCGTATGGTAATTAAATTATCTCATTAAATTTTTATTTATTTTTATAATTATATATAAATTACATAAGGAATATAATATATGAAGATTTAAATGTGTGATTTAGGACAAAATCTACTTTTAAAATCTTTAACAGATTTTTATAATAAAAATGTTGAATATAAACTTATTTTAAAAAATATAATTAATGGTAAGCATAAATTATCATTAAGAATTATTGAATGGTTGGTTACTCACTATGCAAAGAGCAATAATATATATTATTGGATAGACGACGATAAGGTTATTTATAAAGATTTTCCCGCAGATAATTTTAAGGGTAATATAAGAAAAATTAACCTATATCAAGATTACAGAGCACAATTAAAATCGTATAGCAAATTTAATTTTGATTCATTTAGAAGACATCATCGCATTACATTTTTTATTAGTGAAGATAAAACAGAGTATATTGAGACTACTGTTGGACAATTAAACTTTTTTCGCTGGATTTTTAATAATAATATTATTAATTACGCTATTAATAATTATGATATTATATATAAAAAAATGATAGATAACAATACATGTAAATGTAAAGTTCCTTATAACGATCACGATATAATTAAAACAAAATGTTTATTAAGATTTGACTAATTTAATTAATTTAATTCATTTAACTATTTTCTAATAATTCTATTCTATTTAAAAGTTCATTAATTTTTTGTATTAATATATTTGAAGTGCTTGATATAAAATTAGAAGTATATTGCATAATATCATTACCATTTATATTATAAGTTCCGTCTATAATATTAATACCTCCGTTAACTTTCAATTTATAAACTTCAGTCGGCGGCGAAGTATCAATGCCTACAGAATTATATTGTGTATTTATTTGAATTTGCGTAGATTGTAATGGTGCTATATAAGAAACCCCTTTATTCCATATTTCGGTAGCAGTCCAACTAGATGAAGGACGGGGATAATTATTATCTAATGTGTAAGAAGATTTATTTAAATATAATAAACCACTACTTAATTCACCAACTCTATTTTTCCAATAAGCGGTATAATATACAATTTCTGTAGTATTTGGAGTATCTTGGTAAGATCCTGTTACATTAGTTATGAAATGCGAATATGTACTAGAATCTGCCCCGAGATTATGAGAAATCCAACAACTAGTACCATTTTCATTATTATCAATTATACCATTAGCGTTTGATAAATGAGACCAAGTACCGGAACCTATTTTTCTATACAATCGCAAACCCCACCATCTAGAATCAGTTTCATATTCCATACCAATGTGACAAACTATAGATATTAATATTTTAGAAGTAACATCAGATGGTTTTATAGCAATTACAAAACCACTATTAATATCATTATTAATTGGTTCCCAGTCATTTCCATTTCTTATTTCAGTTTTTGAATATGTTAAATGTTTGGTTTGTATTATCATTCCTTGTGAAAATTCTAACGACAGAGGAAATCCATTACGTGTAAATGATATTGCATTAATATTACCATTAACATCTAATATATTTTCTGGAGAAGAATTATTTATACCTATTTTTCCATCATTTTTAATAGTGAATACTTCAGTGTTGATATTAGAAACAGATAATATATTATTTCCTATAGATTGTTTAATAGTTAATGCCTCTTCTAATGTATTATTTTCTATTAATATATTTTTTGTCTTTAAGTTTGTGTTTATTATAGTATCTGTCCCATTTACATATAAGTTTGAATAAATATTAACATCTCCATTAATTTCTAATTTTGCTGATGGATTTTTTGCACCAACTCCTATATTTCCATTTCCTAATATAGTAAATACATTTTCAATATTATTATATACATTAAATATATCATATAACGGATTTAATTGTGTTACTTTTATAGTTGTATTAATACCATTATTACCAATTTCCAATACTTCAGATTTAAATACATTATTTATTAAAGTTGTTTTATCTCCAAATATAGTTATATTTGATGTAATTAAATCCCCTTTTATCTCAATATTTCCATCATATTTTCCAGATACAATAAATCTATTCGTATTTCCATCTGCAATATTATCTGCATTAAGATAACTTATTCTACTAGATATAATATTGCTAGTTTCTAATATGTAATTACTGGTATCTCTAAACTTAGTATCATAGTCTATTCTTAAGAAATTGCTTGATTCTAATATGTAATTACTAGTATCTCTAAATTTGGTATCATAGTCTATTCTTAAGAAATTGCTAGTTTCTAAGATGTAATTACTAGTATCTCTAAATTTGGTATCATAGTCTATTCTATGGAAATTGCTAGTTTCTAATATGTAATTACTAGTATCTCTAAATTTGGTATCATAGTCTATTCTATGGAAATTGCTAGTTTCTAATATGTAATTACATGTATCTCTAAACTTGGTATCATAGTCTATTCTATGGAAATTGCTAGTTTCTAATATGTAATTACATGTATCTCTAAACTTGGTATCATAATCTATTCTTAAGAAATTGCTTGATTCTAATATGTAATTTGAAGTTTCTTTAATAATATCCCTATTATTTATAATAAATTTGAAATCTTCATTTAAATATGAAACTATATTAATATTTCCTCTTACTTCAAGTAAATTATCTCCCGAAGGTATTATTCCTCCTATTCCAACATTACCATCGCTTAATATCGTGAATACTTCTGAAGAACTATTTGATGCATTAAATATACTATAAGAAGAGTTCAATTGTGTTAAATTAAATGCAGTTCCTAAACTTTTATTTTCAACTTCTAATTGTTCTGTAGTATAAATATCAGTATAAAGTATTGTCTTATCTCCATATATTATCAAATTAGATGCGATTAGATCTCCAATTATTTCTAAGTCATTTTCATATTTATTATTAATAATAAACTTATTAATATCTCCATCTGCAATACTATCTGCACTTAAATCAGTTATTCTATTAGATATTAGATTGCTTGTTTCTAAGATGTAATTACTGGTATCTCTAAATTTGGTATCATAGTCTATTCTTAAGAAATTACTAGTTTCTAAGATGTAATTGCTAGTATCTCTGAATTTGGTATCATAATCTATTCTATGAAAATTACTAGTTTCTAAGATGTAATTATTGGTATCTCTAAACTTGGTGTCATAGTCTATTCTATGAAAATTACTAGTTTCTAAGATGTAATTACTGGTATCTCTGAATTTGGTATCATAATCTATTCTTAAGAAATTACTAGTTTCTAAGATGTAATTACTGGTATCTCTGAATTTGGTATCATAGTCTATTCTTAAGAAATTACTAGTTTCTAAGATGTAATTGCTAGTATCTCTGAATTTGGTATCATAATCTATTCTTAAGAAATTGCTTGATTCTAAGATGTAATTACTGGTATCTCTGAATTTGGTATCATAATCTATTCTATGAAAATTACTAGTTTCTAAGATGTAATTACTGGTATCTCTAAACTTGGTGTCATAGTCTATTCTTAA